AATTGAGTTTTATAACGAAAGGACATTTGCAAACGTAAGAATCGGGGGAAACACGCAGTTTGTCACCATTGAAGGGATTAAGTATGATGCTGGAATTGACATACAGAGTCCAAATGCCATGATCGGAATGCACATCAAGACTCCGAGCATTCCTCTATTCGTGGAGGGAGGTAACATTTTCCTTCATCCGAACAATGACAGCTATGTTTCTCTTCGTGGCATAGTTGGCAACTGGAGGAATATCTCTGTTAAAGCTTCATTGAACAACAACGATGATAATGTGATGTTTATTAATAGAGACAATATAGAAGTGACGCTTCCTCCGGATGTTCCGGGACATACTATATACTTCAAACGTATGAGCGGCGGAGTAAGATTGACAGGAGGACGGATCCTGCCTGCTCCCGGAGGACAGGAGGTGTCTTATATTGATTTGGATTTTGCATCCGGCTTCATTAAGTGTATGGGTAATTATTGGGTTATGTTTTATTGCGGATAATTTAAATATAAAGTATGAGAATAAATTTTGCACAATTCCCTATTTATGATGGGATTAAAAAAGAAAAGCTTATAGCCAGTAACATCACTGAGGCCTTCGGTGACTGGATATATAAGAACGTAGCGGGCTTGAAGGCGCATCTCCTTGCTGAGAAGATATTCAAATCTACTGCTGAAGGTGTCGAGATTGACGAAGAAGAGGTGGATATCATAAGACGCTCCACCTCCATGCTGCCCGGTCTGCTGGCGGACTCACTGAATGATTATCTGGATAAAAAGAAGGAGTAGTATGAAAGAATTATGGCAATTAATCAAGATGCTGTTCTCAAGCAAGCCGGGTGATTTTGATACTCCTGAGCTACTTCCCATGAAGCATTATCCTTTCAAGGGATACCGTTTCATGATGTGGTGCGGACGGATGATATACCGTGCCGAGAACAAGGAGAACATAGATAGGTATATGCAGACCTATGCGGGTAAGGAGAGTATGACGCACGAAACCATACACCTGCGTCAGGCACAGGTTATCGGCTCATGGGTAAAATACTACTGGCGGTATTTTGTCGAGTGGATCAAGGGAAACCCTATCTGCCATCCTGCGAGCTCGGCATATTATACTATAAAATACGAAATGGAGGCGTATGCCAACGAGGGCAATCCGGATTATCCCGTGAACTATGACGGGAACAACCTTTCCCGTTATAAGATAAAAAGTGGCAGGAAGAAGCTGTACAAATCGGTTGGCGGCACTTCAAAAGCGTGGAAAACTTATATAAGAACTTTATAAAATTGATATTATGAGTGATTTGAATTTAGAAAATATAGTTGGCTTTAAAGCTGTGGATAAAAACGGCAACGAACGACAGGTGACCGTCGATGAGATGACAGAATTAGTTTCCGCACGGATTGTTTCCGCTGCATCAGAAATATCAACATTTGCTGCCGCTGCGGCAGCCGGAACAGATGAGTTTGAGGACCAGTTGCCCCAGTCCGACACCTTCTCTTGGCTCCGTACTTTGGACGGTTCCAAGAACCCAACTTTAACATCTTCTTCGGCTGCCGCGAAAGTCCTGGGAGAACTGATTGGTGTTGCTACAGCCAAGAAAGATGGACTAATGCCTATGGAACAGTTCTTCGATAGAGATGTTAATCCCATTGAAGATTACAATACATTTACATGGAATGGGATTCGGAAAACAACTAAATCAACATCTAATTCTCCATTCGAAAGTGGTGATGGGCAAAATGCTGTTATATTTATAGGGACAAATGATGTTCAAAAAATAGGGTTTCAAGCAACCTATTCGGGGCAATTGATTAAGATCAGGCTATATTGGGTCGGTAGTTGGGGTAAATGGCAAACTTTTTCTTTGACATGATTAAAAAACGGGTGGTCCGGTACAAGCCGGTTTCACCCGATCCTGATATGCACAACGCCATGTGCAGCGCAAAGGTAATAAATATCTGAATAAACCGCTATATTTTTCAAGATATAGAGATTTCTTCCAAATCTGATATACTGATTTCATCCGTCACGTTTGTGAAATAGAAGAGATTAGGGTCCCCTGAAAAAACCTCAATATTGGTTCTTGTCCATACACTGCTATAAACGTAAACATAAAAAGATTTTCCATCTTTAAAAAGTCTGATACTATTATATCCTTTTTCAAATAATTTATTTACGAATATATATGTGTCTGATAAGATCACACGAATATAGTTGCAACTATCCAATGTGCTATTAGGTGAGCTATATATATGTAATATATGATTAATATTACTGCCATAATCACAAAGTTTAAACAAAGCAGTTTCCTTATTTCCGGTAGAAATTTTATAAATCGTAGAATTTAAGGCTTGAACACTATCGCTCAAGCCTTTATTTTCTTTCGTAGCAATCCCAATCAGTTCTCCCAGAAGTGGGGAAATTATATCATCACTGTTGTGATTCGTGCCCAAGATTTCCATTCTCCCCAATGAATACGTATAAAAATAGAATTAGTATAATCGCAACAGATTTGCAATATATTCCCATTAGCTGTTTTAAAAACTAATAAAATCCCCCCTCTATACACTGATGGTCCATTAATAAAGCCCGTATCAGAAAATACCCACACACCTGAAATCGTATAATCATTAAAGTCTAATGTATTGCCCTTGCTTCTTTCAAGGAAACCATTTTTAGACATTAATCCATCCTTATTGGCTGTTACTGTGCCGATAAGTTCTCCCAGCTCTGATTTTTAGCATGAATTGTATAATTATTATTCAACAACAACTTCAATTGCATCTTCCGGCAATGTTGCAATCACAGGAGTAGTTCTAAAACTGGTAACTGGCTGTATTGATAAATTCATTGGACCTTCCGAATTATTTTCCAAATAAATACTTATAGTCTTGTCGTCACTTATTGTAACATAAAATTTCTGTGATGATAAATTGGACAATGCTATAACTTTATATGTCGCTTTGCTAGAATCATTAGATAACAATATGTGATATGATGCTATTCCTCTCCATGGATGCCAAACGACAACATTATATACAACGCTATATTCAGAAGTAGATAATAGGCATACTTGACCAGCATTTAAAGCACGACTAGGGCTAGTAAATACCTGTCCGGCAGGCATTAATCCATCCTTATTAGCCGTAGCCGTACCAATCAGTTCTCCCAGGAGCATTTTTTGTGGTTTATTTTGTAAATACAGAAGATTATTTTAACTTTAAAAACAAAAAGTTGAATATGTTAGAGAAGATCAGATACCGTTTGGTTTATAACCGACAAAACAAGTTAAATCGACAAGGGACAGCCCTAGTCCAAATAGAAGCCTATTTGAATCAGAGAAAGGTATATTTTAAAACAAACATCTATCTCAAGCCGGAGTGTTGGAGTAAGGATGGCGCTCAAGTAATTAACCATCCGCAATCGAATGAGCTTAACGCAATGCTATACGAGAAGATACTGGAGTTGCAGGCTATAGAACTTAGCTACTGGAAAAGAGGGCTTGAATCAAACCTTTCCACGTTAAAGGAGGCTGTAAAAAAGGGAATTAAACCAGTTGTGTCGTTTTTAAAATTTGCAATACAAGCGATAGAGAATTCTGATAGAAAACCGGGAACCAAGGATAACATGCTGGGCACGGTAGCCACTTTGAAGGAATTTCGGAACGTGATAGAGTTTACCGATATAAACTATACGTTTCTAAAGGAGTTTGACGCATTTCTGCGCAACAAAGGATTGAAGGTAAACACGGTAGGAAAACACATGAGAATACTGCGTACCTTGGTTAACGAAGCAATAAACGAAGGTTATATATTACAGGAGGCATACCCTTTCCGTAAGTTCAAGATCAAGAAAGAGAAGAAGGAACATAACTTCTTGATGCCCGCAGACTTGGAGAAGCTGGAGAATCTTGAACTGCCGGACAGGAAGAACAACAGCCGGCACATACTGGACGCATTTCTCTTCTGCTGCTATTGCGGATTGAGATTCTCTGATTTCAAGCAATTGACTTATAAAAATCTCGTAACAGTTGATGGAAAGGAATGGCTAGTTATGAATAGCATCAAAACAGGCGTAAAACTCAATATTCCGCTATATCTGCTATTTAACGGGAAGGCTCTGGGTATAATGCGGAAATACGACAGTATCGAACAACTGGCTGCATTAGGTTGCAATTCGGACACTAACAGGACGTTGCAGAAATTGGGAAGGATGGCGCGTATTAACAAGAAGTTCACCTACCATACAAGTCGTCACACTTGTGCTACTCTGTTGGTACATCAAGGCGTTCCGATAACCACCGTCCAAAAACTCTTGGGGCATACATCGGTCAAGACAACAGAGATATATTCGGAAGTGTTTGATGAAACAATCATCAAGGATCTGACAAGGGCTAACCAGAAGTATTCTAAACGTAGAAATGTAAAACAAAATCAAATAAAATCTCAAAAATCCCCGGAAAAATACATCAGGCAGTAGAAATCTATAAAAGCTATCTGTTTTATACTTGTTTTTCCGATCCCATTCATAAAATTCGTTTCCTGTCAATAAAAATACAAACTCGCCAGTCTTGCCGTTCTATTAATTCTCTTCATTCATCTTGCAAGTAAAAAATATTGCATTAATGGCAATTTTTTAAGAAGATTGGTTTTTGTTTCAACATTGGCTTCTTATAACTAATTAATATTGTTTTCTTTTTGTATTTCGTTTTAGAATTGATATCTTTGCTATTGTCTTCTCGAGAGAATGGGATAGAGAGTAGGGCGTGGATTGAACGGCTGCTGTGCTTTTCGCTGGCGGTCGTTCTTTTTTTTGTGTTTAAATGTTAAATATTACACAATCCAAGAAAATATATTGTGATTTGTTTTGCTGTTATATCACAATGTAGTATATTTGCATTGTGATAATAAAACAACAAGTAATAACAAACAAAACATACAATTATGAAAAGTTACACATATCAAGAAATAGTAGAGAGATTTGGAAAAGAAATAGCAGACAAGGCAATATCAACTGGTGCAGAGCCTACAAGCTGTGTCGTTGATCCGCTACATGAAGGTCTAAGTCAGTGGGCTGAATCCCCTATTGAGATTGATGGCTATAGGATACGCGCATATTACTACTTGACAGAAGAGGATGAACAGAATTTAGATTTTTTTGATTGGGAAGAGAAGGCAGAATTTGAGGTTGAAGAAATTTTTTGGTAATAAATATAAAGCTGGTGACAACAGATTAATTCAGTATCAAGATTATGAAAACTTTCAATTCATTAGATGCAGATTTTCGCAGAGCATTCAAACAGGCAGCAAAGCAAGGTATAGTTAAATTCACGGTTGAAGGAATTAAAGACGATCCCGATTCGATTTATCCGATGTTTGAAGTATCGAACAATCACGTTACTTACTATTCCGTGCAGAGACAAGAGAGTGTTTGTATAACTGACATGAAGATAAAGGCTGTTATCTACTAATTAGCATAAATGGTAAACAATTATGACACGTAAAGATATTGATAACGAATTAGGATGGTGGGGTGACTCAATTAGAGAGACTCCCAATAGATATGCGTATATTAGGCAACATTGTTCTAATGATGTTTGCGATTTAAAGCCTATAACTTATGAGGTCTTGTGGTCTTTGTTACTTCATTCTGAAATGAATGACCTTTATTTCTATAATGAAAATCATGCGATAGACGAAACGTGTGTGTTTTATGAATTTTACAATGACCTTGGGTTTGAACTTCCAGAGGATAGAGATTTGGATATGAGTGACTATCCCCATGTTTGCATAGAGTTGAGCGATGAGAATGGATATGAGGGAGATGTTGATATTTTCATGCTGGAAGAATGGCCCGTTTCCGAAGATATGACGGATGAAGATAAAGAGCGTTTTGATACGATACGAAAAAAATCTCCTATCACATTGGGGGATTTTGATCCACATGATTTACATACACTTTTCGACACAGTAGTAAGGAAATAAAAAAACAGAGGCGGATTTCTCCGCCTCTTCACTATACAGTGGCTGTATAGAAATACTAATTTGTGAGCAAATCACAATGACATTTCTAATGTCGTTTCAATCCACGCACCGAAGTGCGACTAACATCGTTGATGTTCGATGCAAAGGTGCAACTTTTTGAAATAACGAGCAACAAATTATTAATGTTATAAAACATATTAATTATGGCAAGAAGACGATCTATTACCCTAGATCAAGAGTCTAGGGTATTGTCCCTATATAAGGACGGGATGGCTATCAAGGAAATAATGAAGGATACGGAAATAAAGTCTGAGCAAACGATATATAGGATATTGGACAGCAATGGTGTGCCAAGACGTCCCAAGGTTAGAGGCGTAAGAAAAATATTTGTCACGATAGAAGAGGACGTTGCAGCTATCTTGAATAAGGAGCAATCGGTATCATTATATGTCAATGAGGCTATAAGATTTTATCACGGTAGCCGGCATTAATTGCCGGTTATTTTTTGTAATAAGGAAAACAATATTTATCT